CACGCGTAAGATCGTCGGCAGCGTCAGATGTGTATAAGAGACAGGTATAGAAAAAACGAGAGGAGCAACCCGAGCATGGCCATCACATCACAGACGTCTACTTTTGCGGGAGCGGCGCCAAATATGACCAAGGTGCTCCAGCCTAGTGGTCCGGCGGAGCGCGCTGTAGAGCTTCTGGAGCCGGATTGCTGGCTAGTGGGTTTAACGAAAGGTCAATACAGTTTGCTGGATCTGATTCGTGCGGTGCTGAAGCGCGTCGGCAGGGCTCGCGTCCGGCTGTCGACCTGGAGTGTTGGCATTAGGGATGCGGAAACAGCGGCGTGGCTCATTCGGTCGGATGACATTGAGTCATTGCAGTTGGTGGTTGACCGGTCGTTCCCAGGGCGTCAGCCGGCCTATGCAGGTAGGGTCACAGCATTGTTCGGCGATGAGGCGATTGTGGTTACTCGGGTACATGCAAAGGTGGCGTTGATCCATGCGGGTGATTGGCGCATCACAATCCGCTCAAGCATGAACCTGAACAGGAATCCACGTTTTGAACAGTGGGACCTCAATGATGACCCAAAGCTGTTTGCGTTCATGTCGGACTGGTTTGATGAGCTGGCGGAGAATGCGCCGAGAGGGCTTGTTTTCAAGGAGGAAGAGTCTCAGGCGGCATTTCTCGCGGCGCGCGGTGGGTCGGTTACCGATGACAGATTGATGAGAGAGTTGAGCGGTGGTAAGATAGAGTCAATGCCATCGCGCGCCAAGCCTATGGCGCCGCTGGAGGCGGCCGCGCTCCCATCGGAGTCGGTTCTTGATTGTACGGGCTTGGATTTTCAGCGATGGCTGATGTCAGAAGCGTTGCGAGGTCTCCAGTCGTCGGAGCCGGGCGGTATTGCACATTGCACAAGCATGAGAGAGGTCAGGAATGCGCGCAAGTCGCTGGATGAGTGTCGCGCGTTGATTCTTGCGGAGCAATTGGCATCATCTTCGGCGGAGATGACGGACGAAGAGAAAAGTCAGCGGCTGTCGGAGATGGTCGAGAATGCCTCAGACGCTGAGCTTGAGGTGGCTGTGGGCGAATGGCTCAAGCGTCGACGATACGATCTGTGCGTCGATGGGTCTGGGTCGCTTCAGCTGGTGCCTCAGGGAGACTCGCGGCCCGGTCTTAGGCTGGTGACTGGATGACTGTGGCGGATAGGTCTGATGCCATTCTGGCTGACCTGTTCAGCCGCCGGCGGAGGCCAGCACCGTCGCGATTCACTGACGCACAGACCAAATTCATCGAGTCGGACAAAAAGCTCACTGTGCTGTGGGGAGGGAACGCTTGCGGAAAGTCTGTGGTGCTGGCGGAGATTGCGCGGAAAGCGCTGAGGGGCCAGCTCCCATGGCAGCAAGCTGGCCGGAAATACTCGGTCATGCTGGTCGGAAACACATGGTCTCAGCTGTCATCCACGCTGGAATATCTCTTTGATGGGCTGGAGTCGGGCGAGCTTGGCCAGAAGGTGCGCTATGAGGGTGGAGCCATCAAAGGCCAGCGGATGCAAGTGTTTACCGTGGCTTTCGGGCCATGTGCTGGGTCGGTCCTCCGCTGCGGCATCTTCCGGGCGAAGAATCTGGCCGGACCGCGCGCGGATGTGGTGCTGTCGGATGAGCCGCTACCCGAAGATGTCCACAATGAGCTGTTTCCGAGGCTCATGGGCCGGAATGGCCGGATGTACGTGACTTTCACTCCGACGCTCGGGACGGCTGGAGACATCCAGTATCTGTGGGACTTGGTGGATGACCCGCAGCGACCGTATTTTGGTGAGATCCAGGTCCAGACGACTGTGGCGAATTGCACACCGCGCGGCGGTCTGATTGAGGTCCCGTTCCTGCGTCAGGATGAGATTGACCAGCTCAGGGAGGGGCTGTCTCCACTCCAGGCTGACATGAGGCTGGGTCTGTCCCGATACCCGCGACTCGATTGCACATACTTCGAGGGATCATGGGACCCACGGACATGTCGGCTGGACTACCGGCCTCCATCTGGAACGCGCGCGCTGGTAGGATTTGACCATGGGAGCAAGGCCAATGCTCAGGTTGCCACGCTGACCTATGCGGAGGGGCGCGGTCTGGGGACGCACTACCACATCGCTGACATGTACATGAGCAATAAGCGGTCTGAGACTGTGGAAGATGCGCGAGAGGTCTTGAGGATGCTCCATCGCAGTGGGGTAGCTCACCCGCGCGCCGATTTGCGCGGCCTCCCATTTGAGCAGGTCATCACTCACTCGGCCGTCAATGGTGTCCCGAATCTCGACCTGTCAGATGTGGATCTGTGGGTCGGGGACCGCTCCCACGGTGGCTATCGAGGTGGGCTGGGCGCGAAATCGAATGCTGACCTCCAGCGGGCCATGGCTGCGGCCATTGGATTCGATGTCGACCGGCTCCAGCCGCATCAATGGCGGTTGAGGCTACCTCGCCCACTCCAGAAGATATTGGTCCCGAAAAAGCATCACAGGTCGATGTGGGATGGGATGGATGTGCTGCGGCGCATGATGCCTACTCGGCTAACCATTGCATCCCATGAAAGGATGGACCCCATGGCCGATGCTTTCGCGCGATGGGCTGGCGCGCTTCTTGACCCGCTACGGGATAGACTGGATGCGGCGCGCTATCCTATTGTCGAGGTCGATAGCGGCCGGATACGATGGGCTGCATGATTGCGAGGTCAGCGATGTGGAATTGGCGAGGAATCAACAAAGGCAGCACGCGCCTAAACCCGGAACAGTACGTGGGTCTCGTGGTCCGCATCATTCGTAATCGTCATGCCCGCGATGTCATCCAGCGCGCTGGAGACATCCTTGGAGACCGGGCGGAGCGCATCGGACCGATTGACTTGGGGCGCAATGTGCTCCGGTCATGGTGCACGCGCGTCTGTCGCGCCTACAGCCGGCCTCCGCTGGTGACCGGGCTGTCATTGGAGCTGGCTACTGCATTGGGGGACCACTCCGCATCCGTGACTGTGGACAAATACCTGAGCGTTGGAGGTCGACCGCTGCCTACCACAGTGTCACAGGCCAGCGCGCGCGCTCAGTGGTTCAGCGAGTCGGCCGGATACGCTGGTGTGCGGGTCGGATGGTCGAGCCGGTCTGGCCGCATCATGCTCCAGGTAATCGCGCCTGATGACCTCGAATGCATCTATGCAAGCGACGACCCCACTGAGCCCACCATCATCCGGCATCGGGCCATGCGCGACATCGCTGGGAAGCCTGTGGAGGTAGTCGAGGTCTACGACCTCACGGATCTCGACTCACCGACCTATCGAGTGCTGGCCGCTGGTGAGAGTGGCGAGGACTACACTGAGCGCATCCATGGGCGCACATTCGACGGGCCGGGCTACCTCGCTGAGTGGTCGCTGGCCGATGGCACTCCCTACCATCCCATCGTGATGCGAGGGCATCCAGACCACCTATTCGACCGGCTACAACAGGTAGAGGCCAGCCTGATTGTCCCGGTTCGGTGGACCGCATGGGGTAGCGGCTGTGATTTCGCCTCTCATCCAGGCCGGAATGTGCGAGGTCTCCAGCTGGCTGGGATGTCGAGTGACACAGATGGCGCGCGGACCGGTCTGGCCGATGGTCCCGAGGTCATCAACCAGTGGGTCGACATCGACCCCGAAAAGCCCGGCGACCACTGGCAGGATGCGCCGGCCTTTGACCCTCTCATCATCGGAAAGGCTGTTGGCCTCTATGAGACCATGGCATTGTCCATGATTGACCTGCCACTCCAGCTGGAGGCCAGCGGAGGCGAGCCAACAGCGCGAGAGCAGGAAGCCCAGGAGGAGGCTATCCGTGGCACTTTTCCCGAGTGTCGGCGGTTCGATTCTGAGCTTCTGCGCCGATGCGCAGCACTCGCAAACCGGCTGTCACAGGTCGATGGCGATGACATACCGGAGGGGCCATTTGGGCTCCTCTATCGCGGCGAAGTGGATGCCCTCTTCGCCGATGACCCGAGCAATGAGGAATGACCATGGCAGACGCAACAGACATGGACGGATTGGCCGCGCGGTTGATGGAGATGCTGGGACAGCGGCCAGCGGTCGCCGAACCGGACGATGATGGGCGCGGCCCTCCCCGCTCAGTGCCCTATCATCGGTTCCGTCAGGAGCTGGATGCGCGCAAGGCTCAGAATGCGAGGATGGCTGAGATGGAGGCGCAGGTTCAACAGCTCCAGGCGGGCTACCAGTCGCAGATCGCTCAAATGCAGGAGAATGCAGCCACTCAGGTCAAGGCGCTCGGGCTGCGTCATTCCGAGGACATTGCCCTCATGGACCATGGGCTCACAGACAAATTGGGCCGTCAGACGCTGCGGAATGTCTGGGATACACTGCCCCAATCCAGTCGTGGCAAATCGGCTGCGGATTGGTGGTCGGGCCAGCTGGATGCCCATCGCGCACACATGGCAGACCCTGAGGCTGTGGCTGCTCCGGATGTGATGGGATTGCGACCGCTGACACCATACCTTCCAGCGATGGAGGCTCCATCGCCACCGGAGACACCGGCGCCATCCAGTGCGGATGCATGGGGCAGACCTCCAGCGCCACCCAGTGCGCGCCAATCCCACAGCATTGAGTCAGTTCCTGTCGACCAAGGCATGGACGCTTTTATCGCTGGCCTCAGAACGCTTGGAGGTTGACACGTCTGGGCGGAGTCTGGTAATGCTACTGGGTAGCGTCACCCGCTCGCCGTCCGAGGCGTAAAACCGTGTACCATCTGAGGTGACTAATACCATAGAGGTACACGATGGCAGCTGGAGCATGGCGCACAACTAGCGGAGTTGGCGACGCAAATATCGCAGTCGGCCCGCGCACGATTCAGGCCGCCCTGAATGCAGCATCCAAAAACAACGCTATCATCGGCCATCCGGTCATGCAGCAAATGTTGATGATGGACCAAGGGCTCGGTCCGATGCTGGGCAATCTTGGCGTCAGCGTCGGTCTCCTGACGCTTGGGACCGGCAAAGCCTCCGCAGTAGCGGAAGGCACAGCCACCACAGCAACCAATTTCAGCCTCACCAACAGCACTACCATCACACCCGCGCGCCATGCATTTGGCCGCTCGGTCAGTGACTTTGGTGTAGCTGTCCAGCGTGGACTGCTCACTGGTGAGCTTGCCCCAGACCAATATGCCATGCTCATCAATGAGGGGTTCCAAGTGTGGGTCAACACGCTGGTGGACAAGGTTGTGGCACTGTTCGCAAGCCTCTCCAATGAGATTGGAACCACTGCCACGGACCTCAGCTGGAGCGCCGTCAACCGTGGCATCATTGACCACAAGGACCGGGGCAACACTGGTTCAGCCATGGGCATTCTCGATGCCGTAGGCGCGAAGGACCTCATGGATGACACGCTCAGCCTGGGTGGGGCTGTCCAGTGGTCGCCACAGGCACAGCAGGCCATCCAGGATGCTCAAGCTGGCGCCTATCTCGGCAACTTCTTCGGAGTGGATTTCTACCTGAATTCCGAGCTTGACGACGATGGCACTGACCGGTTTGGTGGCATCATCAGCGCAGGCTGTCTCCAGTCTAAGCACGCTATCGTGCCCCTCCCCCGCGAGGCTGTGATGGTGGCTGATGGTGGCTGGTACACGCTGGAGGCGTTGCGTCAGGGTGGCAGTGAGACCCAATTTGATCTGGTCATGCATCTCGCGGCCCAGATCCTTGAGGACAATCGAGGCTCTATGCTGCGCTACGGTGTCAGCTGAGCCCACATAGATAGGAGGCCAGAAATGGCGACCCGAGCAAACCAGCCCAAACAGGGGCCATCCAGCACGGATGCCTCATCCAGTTCCGTCCCTGCCTTCGCGCGTGGTGCCTCGGGCCCCTCGCTCGGGTCAGTCCCGTTGCGTCTGCGCGGGGGTCGGGGACCTTGGACATGGATGATTTCCCAGGCCAAATTGGGATGCCGAAACGGCCAGATTGTGCCGCTGGTCATCCCAGCGTGGCACGCCCCGGGCATCTCGGGCAACATCCGAGGAGACCGGGGCAGCGGATTCGTGGGCCAGCTGAAGAGCCAAGGCTACGCAGAAATCCCCCACGGATTTGCGGCTGATAGTGCCTGTTTTGACGCTGACCGCACCACAGCAGAACACTCGACCTATCTGGCGATGTGGTCGGGCATCGACATCGACGGCCGGCCGGCTACCCGGTGGACGGATGCATGGGAGCGACCGGTCCAGCTCGGGCACATCGTCCAATGGGAACGGGATGAGGTTGGTCGCGATGCGTTTTTGGTGCGTGCATTGGCTGAGATTGCCAATAGGGGCGCTGCGCTCAGTGCGGCTCAAGTCAGACTGGCCACAAAGCCGCTGATAGACCGCATTCACAGCGAAGCCAACCGAGCATCTGAGCGGTCCCGCTTGCTCATCATGCAATGCGCGCGGCATCTACCAGCGGCGCACATCCCATCCAGCGTTCGTCAAATCCTGACCCGTCAGGACATCGACCTCTCCACACTCGCTGCATAGGCGCCATCATGGCTGTCCGGTCTGACACCCACGCACTATCCAGGCCGGTCCCGTATCTGCTGGAGCGAGCCTATTCTGATGCGGCTGGGACCAATGGCCAGACCATTGAGGCGCCTGTCCGCTCCACAGGCGATGGGGCGCTGGTAGCTCCTACCGCTGTGGGCTCCACTGTGACTGTGCTGGATTCATCCGGTCAGACCATTGTGGCCGCTGCGGCTGTGACTGTGGGCGGTTCGGTGGCGTCGTACACATTCGGCGCATCGTTGCCATCATCGTCGGCATCTCTCGGCGATGGATGGTCAGTCATCTGGTCGCTGGTGATTGCTGGCGAGGTCTACACATTCCGCCAATCGGCCATTCTGTGCGAGTATGTGCCCCGGAATGTCATCACAGCCGCTGACCTGTATGGTGGCGAGGGCATCGCTGAGCTTCGGTATGCAGTGCCACAGGCTCAGCAGGATGCACCGCGTGGGGATGGCACCGGCTGGGGTCCGCAGATTGACGCGAGCTACTACGATTTCATCCGCAAAATGCTGGCCAATGGGCGCCCCATCTGGCGGAGTCGCGAGCCTACCGGCTACCGTGAGTGGCTGCTGTCTCGGTCCCTCCAGCGCGCTGTGGAGACCATCCCAGCCACCGAAGGGTCATCGTGGGCGGAGTACCGGAAGCGGGCATACTTCCGGATGCGCTCCGCTGAGGCCTCGCTCAGGCTCCAGTATGACACCGAGGACCCGAGCATCAGACGGCCCGGTTCCGGTCCCATCCTGATGTGCGCTGTCAGCCGGCCTCTACTGTGAGAGGTCCAATGCGCGGAGTCACCCAGGCATATTGGGTGCGCCTCCTCGAGACGCTGTATTCGGGTCTGGAGGCTCGGGATACCTCCGCCTACCAGTACGCCACATCAGACAGGTGGGGCCAGACACGGAACCATGAGGCACCCACCGAGCATCTTGAGTGCAAGATTGATTTGGGTGGCCGCGCGGATTGGACATCATCGGGCATTACCCATGCCTGTCATCTGATGTTCGCTGCCCGTTATCTCCCTGATGATGATTCAGTGTCTCAGGCTCGGCTCCAGGCAGCCATGAGGGACGCGGCTGAATACCTCATCGCTGTGGTGCTACCAGATGGCGCGAGAGTCGTGACTGTGGCATCCATGACCATTGAGGGTCCTTACCAAGGTGGCTGGGCTGTGCCTGTGGTAGAGTTTTCCCTATTCGTTCCGAGGTGATTGATGGCCAGCACATTCTCAGCATTGCTAAACGCGCGTCTCGTCTTTGAAGAGGTCGCAGATCCAGCTGTCAACCCAGGCGCCATCATCAATGCGACAGGCACTGTGGACGCCACTACGGGTGGCCGTCGCTGGACCACTGGCACTGGCACTGGCAAGATTGGAGCGGCCTATCGTCGCCTTCGCACTGTCGCGAGTGGTGCCACCGATAGCTATGACCTCCTTGCGGCTGGGTCGCTGGTCAGCCCACTGGGTGAGTCCATCGACCTCGATGAGCTGAAGGGTCTCGCGTTGCGGGTGACTTCTGGCTCCGTCAAGTTCCAGAAGCCGGTATCCAATGGGCTCGGACTGTTCACAACGAACAATCATGGCCTCCTCCTGAGTGCTACGGCTGGCCTCCGTGCCATCGTCCTCGATTTGGGACCGGATGGGCTGGACGTCACAGTCAACAGCAAATTTGACATTGTGGAGGCCACTGGGGCTGCCACTGCTACCTATGAATTGGCTCTCATCGGAGCCGAGTGAGGACACATGGCTATTTCTGACATCCCCCGTTCATTCGATGACGGCACATTTACGACCACCGATGATGGCGCAAATAGCGCCACTATCGAGGGCATCACAGGCACCTACACGCTCAGCAATGTCTACCCGGATGGTCGAGAGCCCATCATCGGGCAGACCCAAGGGGCTGTCAGTGCTGCGCGTCGGGGCAATCGGGTATTCCCGACCATCTCCATCCAGGGTCAGGCGCGACGATTCGACTCCGATGCCCACAAGATCGTATACGGCACCATTGCTGGCTACGTGTCTGTCCTCTCCGACATCGGAGACCAGAAGGGCTTTGACCTCCAGCTTGATGAGGACTACTCGACCGATACGCGTCAAATCCTCGCCGAAGACTGTACAGCCACGATGGAATACACTCAGTCCGAGGGTGAGATTGCATCATTCTCGATTGAGATTACTGTCCATGGTCCGCTGACTATTGATGGTGTCACCTACATTGCCAGCCGTTGAGGAGCCCACTGTGTCTGACCCGAGCATCCCTCCCACTGTCGTCATTGGCGATCTGTCTGTGACGCTGGTGGAGCCTCCATCGCTGATGTCCCTCGCTCTCATCCGGGCTGTCCCAGATGATGCGCTACATGGTGAAAAACTAACCATGAACCTGTCGTTTGGCGCTGCTGCGCTGCGCATGTGCTGGCCTCGTGGCGTCGCATGGCCCGCGCGCCCTCGCCCTGCTGCGTGGGTCCCTGGGGTCCGCATGGCCCGGTATGGGTCTGAGGTCTGGGAGGGGCTGAGAGCGGCCACTAAAGCCACTGTTCCTCTCAGTGAGCTGCAAACCGCTGTGTACAGCGCTACCACTTTTGCCGCAAACTGTGGCCTTACATCGGTCGATGTCCAGGAGGCGCGGGATTTCTCCGACGGCCAGGGGGAGGAATAGTGAATCTCGCGATGGATGCATGTCGCGCGCGGGGATGGTCCCTCGATACGTGGTATGCGTTGTCTCGCGCGGAACAGACTCTCATTCTGGCGTATGAGATTGAGCGTGGCTCACGATGACCGGGCCGGCCCGAGTCACAGCCAAGTCGGGCAAAGCGTCAGTACAGATTGACCAAGCTCAGCTGATGGCTCAGGTGGACCGCATTCTGGGCGGGTCGCTCGGTACGTTCGTCCGTGCGGCGCGTCGCCAGATGGACCCTGTGGTTCATTCTGCCACCACTGACCAGCTGATGTGGCCTCGCCGGACCGGTCGGAGTCAGGCTGGGACTCATGTGGTGGAGCGGATGTCATCGGATGCGGTTGAGGTTGTGGCGCTCAATGCGGTCCCGTACACGTACAAAGTCCGGTTCTCGGTAGTCACTCGGGCCACCATGAACAGGGAGGCCAGACAGGTGGCCACTCGCACATGGGCTAATTTGGCGCCCCATCTGGCTGGGACTACATCGGTGGCACAGCAGAAGGTTCTGGCGCGGAAATTCATCAGTGAGGCCAGTGGAGGTCTCATCGGTGGGTGGTATTCGCGGTCTGTGCCGAGCGCGCGCGCCATCTATGACCGCTGGCTGTCTGGTCTCAGGTGGAGGCATGGCACTGGCGCACCCAATGAGACTGTAGCTGGCCGCGCGGTCTGGTCGGAGCGCATGAGAAAGCCGCTAAAGAAGCGCGAGAATGCCCTCATCAATGAGGCGCGCGAAGCACTCACCAAGCTCTCCGAGGACTGACATGGCTGTTGCATCTGTCACGTACAAAGCAGACATCAAGGACCTCAAGGCAAAACTGGAGTCAGTGACGGACATCACTCGGGCCGAAGCTCGGAAGATGGTGACGGAGCTGAATTCATCGTTTCGGGCGCTGGAGCGGAGCAATAAAGCAGCGGCCAAGGGCGCTGGCGGTAGCGCCAGGGCGATGGATGTGGCGGCTAAAAGTAGTCGCCAATTGGCCAATGCATCCAGGTCTGTGGCCATGCAAATACCTGACGTATTGTCTCAGCTTCAGACAGGCACTCCAGTTTTTACGATATTCGCTCAACAGGGTCTCCAGGTCGCTCAGATGAACATGGCGCTGTTGGCCCGCGCGGCATCTGCGGCATCTGTGGCAATGGGGCCGCTGGTCGTCGTTGCGGCCGCCGCTGCGGTTCACTGGAAGCTCTACAGCGATGAACAGGAGCGAGTGCAACGGGTACAGGCCCTAAGCGCAAAGACGGCGGAAACACTGAGAGACCGGTCGCAGGAACTTGTCTATACAGCGCTTGATCTCAAGGTCGCTGTGGGCGAGCTGACTGCCAAAGAGGCCAAGCTGCTCAAAGTGCGCCGTCAATCCATGCTGGAATCTATGCCAGCGCTTCAGGAGGTCACCAAGGCAATTGCGGAGCAGGAGGCGCGCGTCCGGAAGCTGTCGGAGGCTCACCACGACTCTCCGCAGGATGCGGTAGCCAATGCATACATGCGCACATCGGCGGTTCAGACTCTCACAAATCGGACCATGGAAAAAGAGCGAGGATTGCTAAAATCGCTGGAGTCGGATCGATCTGCGCTGTTGGCGTCGCTCCGCAAGCAAATTGGCATCCAGGTGGAGCTTGTCGAGGCGGAGGACAGGGCATCTCGTGCGGCAGGACGGCGGAGGAAGGATGCGTCTGAGGACACCCGGATTGCGAGGGAACGTGCCGCAGCACTGAAACAGCTCCAGCAGATCACAGCATCATCCTCACTGGCTGTGCTCAGTGGCGAGGCGCGACTGACTGAGGAGCTACAGCGCCAGCTTGAGCAGATCAATCGGCTGGAGAATGCGAGCGAAGACGCGGCGGCCGCCTCCGCATCCCGTCAGGCTGTGGCCATCCAGTATGAACAGCAGATTGGGGATATCCGGGAGCGAAAGTCCAAAGAGGCCGCAGATGCGGAGCGTCGGAGAATCGCGGAGACTGAGCGGGCCAGACAGGTAGCGATGCGGCAGTCATTGGACATGCTCACCAATGTGGCCGGCCTGATGTCGTCTGGATGGGGTCGCGCCCACCAAATCATGCTGGAGGATGTGACTCGGCTGGAGGACTATCAAGCGGAGTCGGGCGAGCATCTGACCAAACGTCAACAGCGCCAGCTGGCCAAGCGCATCGAAGACCAGAAACGCGCGGCGCGAAACGCATTTGAGGTCCAGCAGTCCGCTGCGGCCGCTCAGGCGGCTGTCCAGACGGCTTTGGCTGTTGCCACGGCGCTCGGGTCGGCTCCATGGCCAGCGTCGCTCATTCCGGCCGCTGGAGCCCTTGCTGCGGGTGTCGCACAACAGCAAGCTATCGCCAAACAGCGCCCATCATTCCACCGGGGCGGCGGAGTCGACCTCGCACCGGATGAGCTGACAGCCACTGTCAGACGGTCGGAATTTGTGCTCAATCCGACAGGTCGGGGCATGATGGGAGATGGTGCGCTTCACCGGGCCAATGCTGGTCAGTCAGGTGGTCCATCGGGTCAGGTGGTCGCAGTCAGCGTCTACAAGCACACCAGACAGGTAGACCGCTGGAAACGGGACGGGCTATTCTCGGGCGACCCCATCAGCCGCGCCATTGAGCGCGGTAGGCTGGTCGGACATCGCAGCAATAGGTGACACATGGGCACATCATCGACTCCAGCCATTCTGCGGGGCATCCTCGTCCCTGACCCTCGATTTGTGTGGAGCGAATCGGGCATCACTGCGGAGAGTGAGCAAGGCGCAAGGGTAGGCGTCCCCAAGGCGTCGGATGAGTCTGAGATGGTGCTGGAGGCCACAGGCACCCAGACACGAGACATGGATGTGAAGACGGTCCGAGGTGGCCATCCAGGTCAAGGCGCCGCAATGGTCTGGCGACCGTCTGACGGTGCGGACTGGAGAGGCTGGGACCCTCCCGTCAGCCTCTCGGGCGGTCTGGAGATGGTCGATGCGACTACATCGGTGGACCGCTGGCTGTTTCCCCATGCGCTCGCATTGGCAGACGGAACAGTCTGCATTGCGGTCCTCAAGGACTCCCAGATCGTGACTGTGTGGCGCCGCGATGTGTCCACCGGCGCATGGTCCGAGGCGGCTGTCTACGACCGGGGCAGCACATACACGAATGTGGCCGCGCATCCGTGTCTGGTTCAGCTTCCGAGCGGTCGATTGCTGCTGTGCCATTGGCGCGAATTTGCGACCGGTAGCCGTGCTCAGATTTGGATGCACTACTCAGATGACAGTGGTTCCACGTGGAACATCGGCCAGAAGGGCTGCCTGTCTCCATCCGTGGATGTGTCGGCGCATGTGCCGGGCCGTCTTCGCTGTGCTCATCTGGCTGGCCAGCTGTGCATGGTGGCCGCAATGGTTGAGCAGACCGGACCCGAAGACCAAATCTACCAATGGTCGAGCAACGATCTTGGGGCCACTTTCGATCTCGTCTCGACGATGACAGGCAGCAATCGCGCATTTCCAGACATCGTGGAACATGATGGGATGCTGGTGACTGCCTACATTTCCGACACAGGTAGCGCTGGGTCAACGCGTCCGCCGTATGTGCGCCCAATCGGCAGTGCCTATGAGCTGGTGGCCGATGCCCAATACTACCTGGGACAGCGGGAGCTTGATTCGATGCAATGGGGCACGACTTCGGGAGGCGTGTTCAGCTCCGGTGAGCTGTCGATGTGGTCGGATGAGGATGGTCGGCTGTGGCTGATTGGTAGGGACCATGGGAGCGGAGAGAATGAGGTCAAGGTCCGGGTGTCGTCAGATGGTGAGACATGGGTGGAGCCTGGAGAGGGGCCAGCATCTGTGGCCGGCGCCGTGGGTGTCTCTACATGGAGGGGCCGGGATGCCAACACGTACCCGACCCAGCTGGCTGGGTGCGCCCATCGTGGCCGCGCCATGCTCGCCCACACCCACGCGGCAGACCCTGGGACCCGGGACCCGAGCTTGGCAGCGGTCTGGCTGGGTGGCTACACTACCGTTTGCCTCGCCCAAAGCACGTTCTCCCGACCCTCCGCGCTCACTGTGGCCGGATGGACGGAGACATGGTTGCCCTACGATTTTCCTGATGACATTGGGTCAGCGTGGACTGTGACCAGCACCGGCACACGGAGCCTGACACCGACTGGCATGAGGCTCCAGACATCAGCCGGCCAACAGGAGATGTACTCGGCTGCGGGGCTACCGGGCACAATCACTGAGGGGGTTGTGTTGCTGGCGGAGGTCCAGATAGTGAGCGGGTCAGCGTTCATGGAAATCCGGTTGAGCGATGCGTCGCCGAAGACATACACAGTGCAAATCAATGTCAGCGCCACTCAGATTGATGTCTGGGATGCCTACGGGTCTGCAACCATTGGGTCAGTCTCAACAACGCTGGCTGATGGCGCGTTTGTCCAAGTGCTCGCAAGCGCTCAGGACAACAACGTCAAGGTCTGGTTTCGGCCGTCACAGTTCGAGACGAGTGACCGGGAGTGGAGCCTTGTGGCGTCCACCTCGATTGTGACCGGCTCGGCTGTCTCCCTCACGCATCGGGTCCTATTTGGCCAGAATGCTGACAGTGACACGTTCTGGCGGATGGTCTGCCTGTCCTCGGATGAGTACACTGAGGGTGGACTGTATGACCAGATCAATTGGTCGGATTTGTTGGGGCGCGACTACATGCCCACACCGGTCTGGGTAGATGATGGTCTGTCGGTCATGGCCGTCGATGGTCCGACATTTCGAGGCGATGATTGGGTCATCAAGGTCGACCATGAGTATCCAGTCCGCGCGCTGATGCCCGATGTGGCTCCATCTCCTCGATGGGCTTGGCGGTCGGTAGACGATACTGGGTCGGTGGACATTGAGGTGGGATTGGGGACGGCTACGACCTATCTGATGGGTCAGCTCCTCGGTGTCATGCTGGTCGATGCCAATTTCCCATTGGCTGAGATCCATGGACAGGACAGCCTTGGGGTGTGGCATGTCATCGGGACCATGGACCGGCGCGCACAGACTGGCCTGCATTGGAGTCGGCGCGGCCGCATCGTGGACCCAGCTGCGGGTGGCTCGGCTGTGCCCTGGTACAGCTACACTCACATCCTCGCTGGCTCCTATCTGAGCCTCGCTGGTGTCGGCGAAGGTCGCCAAACACGGCGCATCCAGACCAATGAGGCTGGCCGCTGGAATGCCTCAGTGACTGGGACTCAGAATGTCCGAGTATTGCTGGATGAGATTGATGGGACCGAATCACTGAGCGGCACAGATGCGCAGCTGTGGATGAGGGATTCGGCTCATGTGGTCCCATTAACTATCGCCTACAAGCGTCTCCGCATCCGCATTCTCCAGGCAGACACAGCGGAGGGATACTACCGCATCGGCTCAATGGTGCTGGGTCATGTGCATCCCACTGGGTCATTCATGGATGAGCCTGGATGGGGTCATGTGAGGGAGTGGTCCTATGACTGGGAGATGGTCGAGGGTCGGACGGGAACGCGTGACATCGTGGCGCTGGGTCCGACTCGGCGAGCGGTAGAGATTGCTTGGGTGGATGGAGTCAACACTCTCGGGGCTCAGACAGATGCTGAGCCGAATTGGGTCATCGGGTGGACCGGTGGCAGTGCTGTGGCTGTCCCCTCGGATGTGCCATGGAGTGTGCCCGGATTGATCGACCGGCTGTCTGGTGCGGTGCATCCCATCGGCTACCTGAGCGCGTTCCCCATCCCGCCCAATGACACCACAGTCATCAACATCACTGACCGGACTCTACAGCTGTATGGGCGCATTGTGACGGAGAGCATCCGGGCGGACAACGTGAACGGGGACCCTGAATCAGGCGAGGTCATCAGGCTCGGTACATGCCGCATGGAGGAGGAGGTCTGATGGCACATCGCATTCATCCGATCACATCGCGCGGCCAGCGGGTGTGGTGGCTACTGGATCTCCAGTGGGCGGGCCAGACCATCCGGCTGTCAGACACCGTGGCGGACATCGACGACGATGGAGCCAGCCTCCACTACCATGGGGCGCTGGATGCCATCGACGTAGATGACGGTATCGAGTGGCTATCAGATGCATCGGCCAGCCCGGCCACAGCTCAGATAGCAGCGGTTCTGCCGGTCGATGTTCCTGCGCTCATTGCGAGCGGCTGGGACCTCGCGAGCGCCACCGGTACACTGTCCAGATGGGTCGAGGGGACATCCTACGCATCTCGGCGGGTAGTCATTGCAGGACAGGTCACAGACCCTGAGTATGGGGCATCTGGTGAGCCTGTCTCATTCTCGCTGGAGCTACTGCCGTGGGAGGGCACCAATACACTTCCGCCTCCATCGTATGCGGTAGAGGGTGCCAATTTCGATGCGGCCGCAGTCACCAGCCTACCGGCCAGCGGCGTTGGTCTGGCCTATCCAGTGGTCATTGGCCATCCGGGTCAGGTCTCCACATTGCTGCGGGCATCGGGCATCATCACAGGCTCCCAGGCTGTCTACGCTGACCAGCGGCGCACACTCCATGGCTCCCACTTCAGTGGGCTCATTGTGGTGCTGAGCTACGGTCATTCCACAGTGGGCAGCGTCTACCTGAAAACCGTTACCGATACGACATTCAAGCGATATCAGGTGGTCAATACCTACGATGACAGGGGCCATCCCATCGCCATTGCATCATGGTGGTATACGAAAAGTGGAGGGAGCGACCTGTACTATGACGGGGCTGTCACCTACACATGGAATCCGCCGACCACTACCACAGTGGGCAGCATAGGCAGCAACAGCGCGCCCACATCCATCCAGCCATCCAGCGGTGCGGAGCCTGTGGGTACGTTCGTGGCGTGGCTTGATGACGCGTCCCCATCTGGCGGCGGATTCGCTGGCCGGTCTGGGACAGCCATGCGGGGCGCTGGTGAAGTGCTGGCGAATCTCATTCATTGGAGTGGGCGACCGGTCGACCATGGCCGATGGTCAGCCGCTGAGCCATTGCTGGAGCGGTTCCGGCTGGATTTTATGATCGATGCGGAGGTGGATGCGTGGGAATTCATCCGCGCCCATCTCCTCCCGATTCTGCCGATGTCCATCGTGTCTGGACCGGATGGAATCGCTCCGGTGGTCTGGCGCTACGATGCCACTGAGGCGGATGCTGTGGCTCATCTCGATGCGGACAGGGACCCGAGCATTGAGCGAGCGTCCCAGGTCAGCTACGACCGCGACATCCGCAATGACATTCAGATTGACTACGCGCTGGCTGTCATGTCTGGGAGCTATCTGGGTCGGCTGCGGTACACAGGCAATGCACTGGCCGATGAGGATGACGCGGTGCGGAGCTATCCGTGTGAGCTGAGCCAGCGGAGATATCTCCAGCCGGATGGCCGGCCGATGGTCTCGAGGCATGTGGTCGAGTCGGCTGTCATCTATGACGATGGGACTGCCCATGCGGTCTGTCAGTGGATGGCATCAGCATACGCGCTGGCCCGTCGGCGAGTGGAATATCTGGCGCCTGAATCTGAGTGGGGCTGGCTGGAGCGTGGTGCGGTCATCACCATCAGCCACGATGAGATCCATCTGGATGCGCAGGTAGCGATAGTGGAGGGCATCCGGCTGGATGGCTCGCCACTGATGAGGCTGCGGCTGTTGATGATTGAGTCGCCCGTCCGTGACTCTCGTGCGATAGTCTGACAGTGCCTGACACCTGACTCGGACAGTGGAGCCATCATGGCCGATACCGCAGCGACCGTCCCCCAGACCTGCCCCTCCCAGGTCGATGCCGTCATTCCGGTCGACCCGGATAAGTGCGTCGTCACAGTCTCGGCTGATGGCCCGCTGTCTGTGGCGATGCTGGAGGCAGCGACCGGCCTGGAGGTCTCCTATGATGGCGCGACCTGGAGTGCTCCAGCGTCGACCGCTGGGCTCATTGTGTGGTCATCGCGCCGCTCGGTGGGCGGCTCCGTCAACCTCCGCATTGCATCGGGTGGGACCCAGGTGACTCGGCCGCTGTTGGGTCGGGACCACCTATGACCACCGGGATTCTGCTACCGGGATTCGGCGGAGGGGCATCGTCTCAGCCCGGTCTGTCTGTCACCGGTCGCGCCGATGGGGAGGCGTACACTGTCACCTCCGGAGCACGGGCGCTGGCCATCTCCAATCCCGACGGGGCTACCCTGTCCACTACGGTGGAGCTGGCCAGCGACGGGTCCGCGGTCACTGTCACAGGCTCGACTACGACCTCTCCGAGCTGGACAGCTCCGAGCGGAGGGACGGACGGGGACGCGGTAGCGGTCCGAGTCACAGCCACGTCTGGCGGGCTGTCATCGTCGGTCGGTTTTGCGGAGAGGGTGGCCGGATCTGGCGGTCCGTCATGGGTCACTGAGCTTTTGTGGGACCTCGAAGACGCTGACCCAGTGGCGGAGGTCACAGCCAGCGGAAGTAACCAGACGGTAAACCACGTGGATAGCGGCGTTTTTGACTTTGATATGAATATCAAAGCCTATAGCAGCAATGCCGGGACCTATGAGGTAACCGCGAACGGTGGCGAATTTGCGGGCGGAAATGCGGCTACGTCCACGACAACACTGGCATATCGGCTATCCGAGGAGCTTGCCTCGCTCGGATACGAGTGGCTGACCCGCTACCCAGTGGCGCTACAGATTCTCGTCAAGAGCTGGTCCTATGGCGGTGGTTCCGGTGGAGATGGCTTCTACTTTGGCCTGAATAGCACATATACACACAATAGCGGAAAGTTTCGTGGCGTGTATATGTACCAAGATAGCGGGGACCCCACGGTTGAGAAGCGTTTTATCCGGAATACGGGAAGTAACACCGCCATTTCTGACGGAGTGGCCAATACAGCAGGGCAAGGGCGGCAGTTTACCGTCATTCTGTCCGGTGGGGATTTCGTCGAAGTGGCCGTCGATAACGACGTGTCAGCCTTGTCGGCCCCGTCTACGGCATTCCGGACGGCGGACTACCTTCAGTGCGGGTCTTGGGGACTGTCTCGGGATGCGACCTCGACTGTATACACATCGGATCTGAGGCTGATTCTGTCGGCCGTTCAGCAAGCCGGGATGCATGTTTCGGCTATTCGCCTACTGCGCTGGAAGGCCCCATGATTGACATCGAAGAAAAACAGGCCGGTGTCGATGACTCGGGCCGGCTGGTCATCGAGTGGGATCTTGACGCGGCGGAGCGAGCGGGTGAAGCCGCAAAACGGGTCCCCCTCGGGGATAATCGGGTTGTCCTTCTCCGGGTCGGGACTCAGCGGAATGTCGAGGTCTTGGACAGTCTCAGCAATGCCGAGCTGGCCCAACGGCTCAAGGATGCGTTGGAATGAGCTACCACTGGAGCCAGCGGAGTCAGCACCGGCTGTCCACATGCGCGGATGACCTCCAGCGAGTGCTAAATGCTGCGCTGGCTCATCCTGACTGTCCGTCAGACCTGACCATTGTGCATGGCCATCGGACCAATGAGCAGCAAGCTGCGCTGTATGCGCAAGGACGCACCGCCCCTGGAAATGTCGTCACCAATGCCAAGCCCGGTCAGTCAAGGCACAACAGCTGGCCGTCTGAGGCTGTGGATGTGGTGCCCTACGTCGATGGTGCGCCATCGTGGGAGTGGCACCACATCGACCCCATGGCCGGGCACATCAAGCGGATTGCGTCCGACCTCGACATCGCAATCACATGGGGCGGAGATTGGCGGTGGCGCGATGGCGCACACTTCGAACTTCCACGATGAGGACAGCCATGCCAAAGCTCAACAACAACATGCGCGCGCTCGGACGCGCCATCGCTGTCGGCACTCGTGGCCAAATCATCCAGGCACTCGACCGGGTTGTTCAGCCGCGCTCGGAGGTCTGGGAGCGGCTGTCGGACCTTGCGCTCGGATTCGTGGCGGATGCCATCGTGGATGGCCGCACAGACCTCATCGCTGGTGTCCGCGCTGCGCTGGATGAGGTCGCAGAATGATGTGGCTGTGGTCCATCGGCTCAGCAATGGGTCAGGATGTGGCACCGGTGGTTCAGGCTACCGAGTCTGCTATGGATGTCGGGACCATCGGCGGAGGAGCGGGTGGTATCGGCGCCATCATTGGCATCGTGCTGATGCTGGAGCGGGTTGGCCTCATCCGCATCCCGAGCCGATCTGGGTCACAGCCACAGGACACAGGACATCAGACCCCATGCTCAGCGCTCCAGTCGCTGAGCGTCCGAGAGCAGGAGAGACACGATGGCATCACACGAGAAATCCTCCAGCTCCGGACCGGTATCGACCGAATCGGACAGCGCATTGACGCAATCGCAGACCGCATCCCGAGGACATCCAGCGCCACCGATTAGCCCATCCTGGGTGAATGATGTGCGGATGATGCTGCGGGAGACTGCGGCAATGTGCCGGGGCATTTCCGCCCCTCCTACGGCTGTAGTCGCTGGCCGCACTGTCCACTGACTCAGATTGGCTCGCCCGATTTGTCGAGGACTTCGACGCTCCAGCCATCATCCGGGCCAGCATACAGCACCAGCCGATGCCGCTTCCTCAGTTGGTCCTCATCAGCTCGGGTCAGGTCTCGCTGTCCGGTCCTCCATGCCTGGAGATTTGGGAGGGGGATGCCTGTGGTGCGCATCACTGCGGATTGAGTGCCACGGACATCCGGCTCCAGTCCGAGCGCCAGACAGATGCCACGGTAGACCGCTTGACCGCGCCTCACAGCGACATCGCGAGGAATAGGATGGAGGCGATGAAGAGGATTCCTGCGGCGGATTCGATGTGGTCTTGGGCGTTCATGCGAGCACCAAGATCAGACCGTCTGGTCCGTGCCATCCGTCGTGACGGTGAATCAGATCCATGTCCTCTCCCCATACGTCGGCGACCATCGCGAGAAATTGCTGGGGATGGTCGGAGTGTTCGCAGCCGGCCGCCGTGTAGCGGTCATCGACACATTCGACGCCGGGACATTCGACGTAGCAGACAAGCCCGTCCTCTGTCTCGAAGGCGCCCCGCCCTCCGTCCTCAAGGGTCGCGTGAAGGGACCATTCCCGTTCATCCTGAGTCGCGGGCCGGATGTCTTCGCCAGTGCGGTAGTTGATGAGAGTGCCGTGGGTCATGTCGTTCTCCGTTGTGAGTGGCGCGGGGGTTGCTCCCTCCCCGCCCAATACATATACCGGATACCGATACTTCCGTCCACTACTTTCGGTCGGTTTCCGAAAGATTCCCGAGAGCATCGATCCGGCCTCGCATCTGGCCAGCCAGCCACACCAGCCGAATCACAGCCGGGAGCGCTCGCGACACCCAGACCCATCCACGGAGTCGAGCTGATTGCGTCACAGCCACCTCGGCCGATGTGTAGACCTCCGCCGCTGCATACATCGCGCGGATGTGCTGATGATGTGCTGGGAGGTCAGCGGACCGGTCTCCATGCCGGTCGAGCAATGACCACAGCATCCCAATGAGCTGGTCGGATGTGCGCACACTGACTCCGCGCGCACTGACCCTGGGACGCGAGGAGCGTCTGAGGGTTAGGGCGCCGCTCCCAGGGTCAGGGGCTGTGGTCACTGTATCGCGGTCGGTCAGCGATGTCTGAGGCTGGAGCGCGCCGGGCCTCTCCATGCTGGGGGGGGAGAATCACTGGAGAGGTCCCAGCGCGCTGGAGGCATCATAGCCCGTCAGATGGTGCTGCGCTGACCACTCCCAGCTCAGCGGCACAGTCCCAGTATCCGGCCTCGACTCCGTGCCGGTGTCCGGCGTCGTAGGAGCACCGGGAGAGGGCCAGGGCCATGGCGACGAGAAGCCAGTGCGAGCGAGTCACGGGGTCACCTTGGCGGCCTTGGCGGCCTTGGCGGCCTCGGCGTCAAGCTCGGCGGCCCAGCGGGTGGCCTGGAGTCGGAGGCGGGTCACCTGGCGGCCCCGGCGGGTCACCGTCCAGCGGACGTAGGGGAAACACTCGCTGGGCTCCCCGGCCCGGCGGGCCAGGCCCAGCTCGGCGGCGAAGGCCCAGGCGGGATCGTCGTCCTCCCCGCTGGCGTAGTAGTTCCGGTAGGGGTTGGCCCACTTCACCCGGCCCGGCCGGCCCCGTCGCATGGCGGCCACCGAGGGCCAGCCCAGCGCGTGGGCCATCTGGTCTATCACCGTGATCTCCAGGCTGGCCCCCAGGGCCAGGAGGGTACCCCCTCCCCGCAGCGCGGTCACTGCTCACCTCCCGGCCAGCGACCGAGGGCGGCAGCGGCTGCGATGCATGCTCGGCCGAGGGTCAGGCCCTCAATGTATTTGCCGTCCACCCATGCCCACCATCCCCGCCCGTCTGCGGCTATGGCGCTGCCCGGTGCAACATTGTCCCACTCGCCCGGCCCCAGCATCGCCAGCAGACAGCCAGCGGTCGCAGGGTCGTCGGGGTCGGGCCATGCTTCGTCTGCGATGGCTCCGACGCCAGCGGGATCCCCATCCTCCATCGCCCTCATTCCTCGCATCCACCGCCAGTCGGGAATCGAGACACCAAGCGCGCCCCACTCGGAGGCGGGAGCGTCGGGGGCGGGTGTCTTCAGCGCACTCACGATGCACCGCCGATCACTTTTCCGGCATTGCTGGCCAGCCATCGCGCCGTGGTAGCCCGCTGGCTGTCGTCCATCTCGCTGACCGGCGGCTTGCCCTTGCTCGCCAGATAGGCATCCAGCTGGGTGGCATCCACTCCGGCCGACTCCATGACCTCATCCAGGCTGGGTGGCTGTGGTGGCTGGAGGGGTATGACGCGCCAAGGCTTTTTCTTGCCGCGAGTGAACGACAGCCGCATTGTGAATGGCTCGGGAATGCCTGAGACTGCGCGGATGCGGATTCCTCCGACCTCCTGGCCTCCATACCTGACAGTGGGGTCGCAGTACAGCTCCACCCATCTGCCGACCCATCCAGCGAGGTCCATGCCCATCGCGCGAGACAACAGCCGGCGGACTGTAAGGCAGGGTTTCCATGGTTTCCATCCTCCGCTAATGTCGCAGATGATGGGCTGTTTTTCGTCGCGCACCAGTCTCGCATCGAGGATCTGAACGATGATGGGCTGGCCTGCGATGTCATCGGCATTGAGCTGGTCGGCCTTTGCCTGGAGCGTGTGCGAAATGTCGGTCATGGTGAGTCTCCAGCCAGCCAGCCGGCCAGCGTAGTGTGAGGGATGCCCAGATGTGCGGCTGTCTGGACGACATAGACAGGGACCGGCCGCCATGGGGCAGGCCCACGGTCGCTGGATGCTGGCCGATGACCTGACAGGCGCGAGAGGAGTGTCTGTGGCTTGCACCGAAGCTGGTCGGCGAGCCATCGGACTGACCTGCCCTGACTCCTGAGCAGCACTCTCAGTGGATGCTCAGAAGGGACAGACATCATCGTCCTCCGTCACGTAGATGACCTGAGACGCGACGGTAGCGGGTGCTGGTGCTGGCGATGGCGATGGCGATGGCGATGGCGCTGGTGTCGGACGCTTGGTCAGGTGGTGGACTGTGACCCCAGACACCCGCAGCGCATCGACATCCTCATCACAATCGGTGGCACATGTGACCATCACATTGTCTACCAATCCGGCCTGATGTGCTCGAGCAAGGACAGTCAGGAGGGGCGCTCGGTGGCTGGGTTGGACTACTTCCAGACCATCAATCAGCACCAGCCGGCATGGCTGGCGAGAGACGACAGCGAGGGCATAGACCAGGGCTGCGGCTGTGATGCGCTTCTCGGATTCGCTCAGCGACTCGAACCGGACCGCATGGCCATGGACTACCGCGCCGTAATCTCCAGGGCCTCTCAGGTAGGGCTGTGGCGACCCATCCCATGCATCGGCGAGGAGCGCACATGCGGCATCTTCGACCGGCTGATAGCACGCGCTCGCCTGAGCGAGCCGGACCGCGCGAATGCCCTCCACTATGGCATCACAGCATTTCCGGTGGACATGTGCGGCTGTGACCTCATGGCCAGCCGACTCCAGCAATGCACCGGCCCGGTCATAGTCGCGCCAGATGTCGTGCTGTGCCTGCATTGTTGCGATTTGGCCTCGCAAATCCATGGATGCGGATGGGTCGGATGCTGTCAGCGTCATGGACTGGAGGTCAGTCAGTCGCGATTGCGCGCGCCGCCACTCGTATTTCAGCTGCTCCAGCTCGAATGCTCTCCGCTCCATTGTGGCGAGATGTCGCGCGCTGTCCTCGCTGAGACACTGTTCCGCAGCGGCCAGCGATGTTGCGGCGCGGTCCACATCATCCTGACGCTGGGACTGGATGCGAGCAATGCGGCTGGCACCGTCTACAGGTGACAATGCGCCTTCTGCTGTGGCCAATGCTGTCTGAGCGATGCGGAGTGCTGCGGATGTGGCCCGCGCGTGCTGAGCGGCATTTACTCGGGCTGCATTGGCATCCGCTGATGCGGTCCGCAGCGCATCCAGGTCTGACGCTGGCCGGATTGGCTCATCATGGCCAGCCATTGTGCCCATGGGGTCAGGTGTCCCACAGTGACGGCATGGAGCCTGAGATTGGACCTGAATGATGCCGTAGGCAGCGGACGCAGATGCATAGGCATCGTGAGCACCTTTCGAGGCGTGCATTGCGCCGAATGCCGTTCGGTATGTCTCGCGAGCTTGCTCCAATGCGCTGATGGCCAGTGCATCAGCGCGCTCGCAACGCTCCACAGTCAGCGATAGCTCAGGGTCGATTGGCGCCGGCTGTGGCAGTGCTGGGATGTCTGCATTGAGGGCATTCTGAGCGGCCAGCAATCGTGCTGCTGCGCCAATGACCCCATCTCGGGTAGGCTCAATGGGCGGAGCGGCAGACCGCAGCGCTCTACCTCTCGCTGTCACGTCATCCAGCAGACCTTGAGCGGCTACGATGTCATCCGCGTGTTGCTCGAATCGTGCGGTAGCCCGTCCCATGTCTGACAGCCTGTGGCGGAATAGCTCCAGCTGGTCAGCGATTGCGGACCGGTCTCCAGCCGGTGCATCTCCGCGCGACTCCTGACGCTCGGCGAATACAGCCTCCGAGTGCCGCACATCGGCGCGCGCCTCCTTTGCCCTGCCCTGTGTCCAGACATCAGCGGCATCAAGCCATGTGGCCGCATCGGCTCCGCTCGGATGAGCTGTGACCAGCTCCAGCATCATTGCGGATGCTCCGTCGATGCCGTCCACCTCATTGCGGAGATGCTGTTGGGCATGTCTTGGGCTCCATGATTCGACTGCGCCGCCGGCTTTTGCGATTTGGGACAGCAGGCGACGCCGGCCGCCATCGGTGGCGGTAGACCAGCTGGAGAGGTCCCACGACACCACTGGAGCGCCCACGATGCCATGGGCATCCACTGTGGACCGTTTGTGCCTACCGCTACTCGGATTGATGCAACCCAGGTCTCGGCGCCAATCTCCACCGGTGGTGTGGACTACAGCCTCAGTCCCATGCGCGCCCCCGTCGACAAATGGCCGATGAGGGTCGGTGGTAGTGCGGGCCAATCCGTGAATGGCACCCAGGAGGGCGATGATTCGGGTCGTCTTTCCGGCGCCGTTTTCTCCGCACCAGACATCTACGCCTGATAGGTCATCGCTGAATGTGCGTCCCTTGATGCCGCTGGTCGGTGCGCCGGCGATGCCTTGGACTGTCAGGTTGGTGATTTTGTTCATGTCAGTCCCTACTGTCGGTAAAAGTGGGCTCCAGCCATGACGGAATGTCCATGACCTGAGCGGAGGTGTGGCGACCGGGCCAGATGCCGGTTTCGGTGCATTCCGCGATGATTGACATGAGGTCGCGCCACTCAGTCTCAGCGTGGGTCATCACATCGTCTGAGAGGTAGACCACAGCCACATCGTATGGAGGGCGCGTCTCGACTGCGACAATGGCCACATCCACGCGGTAATGTGCGCCGTATTTGGCCCGGATGCCCGCGCGGTAGTGCGCCATCTGGAGCGGGTAGCCGAGTCTGTAGGATTGGCGCTGGATGGTGCGGAGGTCGGTGCTTTCGACGCCTTTGAGGTCTCCAAGCAACACACGATGAGACCCCATCTCCAGCACAATGTCAGCCTTGAGGAGACAGCTTAGGCCAGTCTCATCGTCGCGCCATTCATGCTCCATCTCGATGTGCTGCGCATTGCATACGATGGGGCCAGCCGCATGATGGGACCGGACTGCCAGTCCGATGGCTGTGGCCTCCGCATGACCCGCAGCGGTCAGACCCTCGACACCGGGATGGGATGCCTGCCATGCGTCCCAAGCCTTTCCCCGTCTGGTTTTGCCCGGAAATACCGCGTAGTCGGTCTTGAATCGCTCAGGCTCCAACACTGCGCAGTGATTGGCCTGGAGATTGGTTCGGCTTGCGGTCCTCCCCGCTTGCGGATTGTCAGCCGCATGGCGGTAGTGCAATGGGCTCCCACTGCGAAGTGCCTTGAGCAATGTCGACCGGACTCCCGGCCGCTTGAAATAGTCAGTCATTGACGCTCCCTTTCGCTCATCAAGTTTGCACGATTAGAGCACTACCGCAAGGAAAAGAACGCAGAACGATCGTTCTATAGCCCGTAAAGGGGCGCCCCTTCTACGCTTTCGACTTAACGGGAAACAATAGGGTTGCGCCGTGGGCCGCTTAGGGGGTAGGGT